CACCGTGTCGACGTCGCGGATGATGTCGTGCGGCAGCGGGAAGCGAGCCGTACGACGCCGGTCGATCAGAGCCATCTACCGCTTGCCCTCGCGGCGCTGCTTGGCGTCGACCCGTCGCAGAGACTCGCGGGCCTTCTCGCGAGCCACGCGCGGGTCCTTGTACACGGTCATGAGCCGCTCGGTCACGCGGTCGAGCGCGGCCCGGTCGCCCTGCTTCTCACCCATCGTCGCCCCCCTGCGCGGCCTTCCACGCGGTGTGGTGCTTGCCGCACCGGCCACCGGTGCGCGGCTTGTTCGTGCAGCCCGGCTCGCTGCACGTGGCGACCGGCTCGTCCTTCAGCTGCAGCGCAGCCACGTCCTCGGCCGGCGCCTCTTCGGGCTTCAGGTGCTTTTCGAGCACGGCGATGTCGACCTCTGCCTTGGCGATGGCGGCTGCGTAGAGCCCCGGGAACCGCTGCTGTCGGGCGTGCATGTCGGCGAGGTTCGTGCGCAGCTTCTCGAGCATCTGCGCGATCCTCCACTGCGGGCACGGGTCGACGCCGTCGACGCGCCCCACGAGGCTCGCACTCCAGGCGGCGAAGGCCTTCTCGTCGGAGGTGACCGTGTCCGACCCGATGTACAGCTTCTCCCACCGGGTGTGGTACACCTCGTGGTTCTTGTGGTTCAGCGTGCGCTTGAGGTAGCTCGCGTGACCCTGTGCGGCGTCGACGTCCTCGGGGATCTCCACGAACCCGCGACCGCGCTGTACGGCGAGAGCCTTGCGAAACCGGCCTTTCAGGTCGACGCCGGACTGCCCGGGGCGGATGCTCCACGGGTAGAGTTGTGGCGCGAGGTGTCCGTGCATCACGTGCCACCGGTCGCGGTGGTACATCAGCAGGAAGCGAGGCCGGTGCGCCGCCTTCGTGCGCTTCGGTGCGTCCTCGGGCGCCTGCAGCGGCTTGACGGATTCGCTCTGCACGGTCAGGTTTGCCATGTTTCATCCTCCCTGGATGGTGAAGCGGGACCCCCCGGGCCCCAGGGAGGACCACGCAGGAGCGCCGTCGAGACCCTGGGGGCCCGCAGAAGAGGGCTACCCGGGCAAGATGGAGATCTGCAGCTTCTGGGCCGCACACTGGTTGCTGGCGCTGGCCACCGACCACTCGCCAGTGATCTCGAGCAGCAGCGCCGCGGTCGTGTCGAGCGACGCCAGCGCGGTCGACTGGCCGGACCCGGTGGCGATCCCCGCGGCGTCCGGGCCGACGGTGCTCGACGACGCTTCGCCCGCGCCGGCGGTGCCGATGGTGTCGAAGGTGAACGAGCCGGAAATCACCGCGGTGTCGTCGTCGGCGACGTCGATCGCAGCGGTCACGGCGATCACGGTTCCCGTGAGCGTGGTGCCGCCCAGGCGGGCGCGCAGCGTCAGCGTGTCGGTGCTGTTGGTGCTCGGCACGCGGACGGTTGCGGTGAAGCCGTGGCCGACGCCGAGCTGGAACCAGTCGGCCGGGAAGGTGTGCGACTTGAGCACGGTCTCCGCGGTCGAGTTGGTCAGCGTGGTGCCGGCGGTCAGGTCGTTGACGACCAGGGTGGTAGCGGACATGATGGGCTCCCTACGCGTCGGTGATGATTGCGACGCCACCGGCGTCCTGGCCCTCGGTGACACCGAGGTAGTAGTTCGTGGTCGCGCCGGTCATGGCGCGCCGGTCGTCGTACGCGAAGTTGATCGACATGCGCCCGGCGATGATCTGGAACGCCACGGCCGGATTCGGCATGATCTGCGCGTCGGCCCACAGGATCGCACCACGGCCGAACATGCCGCCAGCGCGGTCGGCGCCCGCGTTCGCGGTGGGAACTTGGTTGCTGGCGAAGATGTCCACGCCTCCGACGCTGCCCTTGAAGGCCGAGCTCCGGGTCTCCATCTGGGCCTCGGTGGCCTCCATGTGCTCGATCACGCCGGTTTCGGCCCGGAGCGCGTCGCGCAGGTCGGCGTACTGCCTGCCGTGGATGTCCGCGAGGTAGCGGCCCTTCACGTTGGCCAATTCGAGCGTGGTGATCGCGTCGTACCAGTTCTGCACCGACAGGTTGACGCCAGTGGCGCCGACGGTCGAGCTGAACCCGCCCATCAGGCCGGCGATCAGGTTGGTGAGCGTCATGCCGCCCGACACGACCGCGTCCTGCGCGAAGCTCTGCGGGTCGAGCAGACCGTACACGTCGGTCATCTTCGCGAGCTCGGAGTGCTCGTACCGCTTGCCGTAGCGGCCAACGGAGATCAGACTCTCCTGCTCGGTCAGCGCCGTATTCCCGATGGCGGCACCCTCTGCGACCGCGGTGAGCTGGTCGAAGCCCATCCAGCCGACCTCGGGCACCTGCACGGTGGTCGAGCCGCCGGGCGTCGGGTCATCGATCTTGATGAGCGCCTGGTGGTTGAACAGGATGTCGCGATCTGCGTAGATCAGCGTGAAGAAGCCGTTCAGGACCTCGGTGAGGGTCCTGTTCTGGCTGTTGGAGAACTGAATCTCGTTGGCCATGGGTGCACCATTGGACAGGGGTAGCTGTTGAACCGGCCATCACTGCCTTTGTCGGGGGCAACCCTGGGCCGGTGCGCCGCTACCGCTGACATCGGGTGCAACCCTGTGGCGCGCTGTGAGTACCCTACCGCGGGTCGCGCAGGGACGCAACGCCGCGGTTCAGGATGGCCATGTAGTCCTCGGCGGACAGGCGTCCCGCCTTGAACTCCGCCTGCGCTTCCTGGAGCTGTGCGTCGGTGACCGATCCCGCCGGTGGCTGCGTCTTCTGCGTGTCGACGCGGCCCTTCGAGCGCTGCAGTCCGCCGCCGGCCGCCTGTTGCGCCGGGGCCTGCTGTCCGTCGAAGTACACCTGCAGCGTGCGCGGCGCCTTGGTCGGGTCCTCTTTCAGACCGGCGATCCACTCGTCGGCCGGAGGGCGGTCTTCCTGGGGCAGCTTGTTGTAGTGCCGGCGGGCCTCCGCAATCCCGTCCTCGTCGTCGATGCCGTGCTTCACAAACACCACGTCCTGTGCCGCCTGCCCCTTGAACGCCTCGAACTCGCTCTGCAGCGTCTTGTACTGGCCTTCGATCGCAGCAGCACCGGCCGCAAGCGCGAGTGCCGTGTCGAGATCGGCCGTCAGCTTCTTGACCTGCGCCTCGTACTCGGCGACCTTGCCGAGCGCGTCGTTGTGGCGCTTCCGGGGCACCCAGTCCTGGCCGCCGGTCACCGGCGCCGCCGGGGCGGGCGTAGCAGGAGCCGCCGGAGCGGGCTGGTGGACGCTGTTGGTCGGCGCTGCGGCCTGGGCCTGGGCCTGGGTATCCGACATGTGGTCCTCCCTAGACTTCGTCGGTGGATTGGGGCGGCGTTGCGGCGGCGCCTGCCGCCTGCCGCTCTGCCTCTTTCTTCGCTCGGAACTCGGAGATTGTCAGGTCACCATCATCGACCGGTCCGAGGCCCTGCTGTGCACGCGCTTCGTTGACCTTGATCACGGTCGCAAGATCGGTAGGCGCAAGCTCGACGCTTGTGGTGGGCCCTGCCGAGTCGGGCTCAACGAGACCGGCCGCCAGTAGTCCCTTGTCGGTGGCGACATCCAGCCGCTTTCGCTCGATCCTGATTCGCACGAGTCGCGCAAACGCCTCGTCTTCGGACAGCTCCGGGTGCAGCTCTTGCATGGCCTCGACCTCGCTCATCAGGCCGGCCTTGACCATGCGGTCCAGGTGCTCCTCGAGGGCCTTGCGCTCCTCGCGAGACATCGGGATTCCCTGGTACGTGACCCGCCAGCCAGTCTCGGGCAGCGGTACCCACGTCGCGTCGCCGCGCTTCTCGGCGTCGCGGTTCAGCAGCGTCGCGGCGACAGCAATGGTGTTTTCGTCGCCTCGCCGGAACAGCGGCTCCCACTGTCGCTGGGCCTCGCGCTGAGCGTCCTTGTTCAGCGAGATCGCATAGCCCGACCGCGGGTCCGCGTTGTCGCGCTGGGCCTGCGGGGCCTGTGCGCCGGTGTAGCTGAACAGGCGGGCGTCGTAGCGGTCGATGACGCCCTGGTACTGCTCGACGTCGGCGGACGTGTCCCACTGGCCAATCTGCGGTTGGCCGCGCCCGTCCTCGCGCGAGTTCAGCGGCAGCACGACCGACGGGTCCGCCACGATCTCGCGGCGCTTGATCAGGTTTCCGTCCTCGTCCGCCACCACGCCCGGGACGGCGAGTTCGCAGTCGACCATGTAGCGCTGTGGCCAGGACGCATTGCGCTCCTGGTGGCCCAGGAACGTGTACTTGACTCCGAGCTCCAAGGTGCCCTCGACCAACTCGCGAGCCTGCCACGCGTCCCATAGGCGCCCCGTCTCGGCCGCGTGGTACAGCGTGAACGGCAGAATGGGCGTGCCGTCGGACGTGGTGAACTGCGAGTACCCGTCCCGGTCGGCGGGCAGGAACTCGTCGGACAGGTCGGTCTTCTGCCGGGCGTCCATGACCGCCCAGGTGCCTTCACCGTCGATGTCGAAGATCTCCCACGTCCAGACCAGGCGGCCGGTCTCCTCGCGCTTGCGCTCGACGGCCCACTCGATGCGCCGCGGCACGTATGGCACGTCGGGCTTGGGCTTGGCGACGACCATGTCCGGGAACACCGGCTCGAACACCAGCGCCTCGTCGACCACGTCGATCCGCAAGAGCATCTCTCGCAGACCCAGCGTGTCCCGCTGCACGCGCTGCATGAGCTGCCACAGGCCCGACTCGTCGACGAACAGCTTCATCCGCTCGGCGGCACCGCGATCGACGTGCGAGATAACCGGCGACCGCACGTACAGCTTCGCCAGGCCGCTCCAGTTCTGCTTGAACGAGTTCGCCGACAGGTCGACCGGGGCCCACGCCTCGCGCTTCACCTGCCCTACGCGGAGCTGCACGCGCCGCTCGAGGTCCCAGTCCCACCGGCCGTACAGAATCCGCCGCGCCTTGCGGGTGAACTCCCACCGCGCCGCGTCCTCGCCGTCCTTGGGGGACGGGGGCGTCGGCTCCTGTGGCGGGCGGGTGTCGGCGAGCGTGGTCACAGCTGCATTCTAGCATTGGCGCCCCTCCGTCGCCAATGCCGCCGCACTGGTTCCGCTCGGTCATCGAAGTCGCAGCTTCGCTGTGTTCACTGGGCCCTGGTTGCGCGCGAAGATCAGGTCGTCCAGCGCGTACCGCAAGGCGTCTATGATGTGCTTGTACTCGTCGTCCTTGCCCTCCCAGGCAGACAGGGCCTCGATCACCCTCGTGCACCCGGGCTGGATGTAGAACCGCTGGCGCACCAGCTCGCCCCCGGGCGCGCGCTCGCCAACCATTGCGCGGTGCAGGTAGCCCAGGCCGGTCGACACCGACCCCGCCCCGTGACCCTGGCCACGCTTCACCGTGTGGAACCGGCGCCCGTGCGTCGGCGGCTTTCTGCGTCGGCGCTTGTACTCCTGGCGCACCGCGGCGAACAGCCGCTTGTTGTCCTTCTTCTGGTAGTCGTTCTTCTGCCAGGGCCTGTCCCCGTAGGCCCACCGCAGGTCGTTCCAGTGCTGGTCCCAACGGTCCAGCATCGCAACCAGGCCCGCGCCGTCCTGGTTGCTGTCGGTCTCGCCGTCGCTCACGTACTCGTCGAGCACGTAGATGCAGTCCACGCCGTCGACTCGCTGCGACCCAACCAGCACGCCACAGGCCGAGAAGTTGAACCCGGAGCCGTGGTCAGCGCCGACCCGCAGGTCGAATTCGCCCTCGGGCCGCTCGAGCGACACGTGGGAACCTGGCTCGCGGGTCGCGTCGAACACGTAGAACACCTGTCCCTCGGCCGACATGTCCCATTCCCCGTCCGCCACGACGGGCGCTTCGCGCGGCAGCATGAGGGACCGGCGGTACTCCAGGTACTCGGCATCCCAGGGGACGCCGTCAGGACCGCGTCGTGGCTCGCTGTGCCCGACCGGAATGACGGCCTCCGGGGTCAGCGGCGACCAGTGCTCATGCATCACTCCGGCATCGACCTGATCGCGCAGGTACCCCGTCGGCGCGTTGACCGGCGTGAAGGTCATCCAGATATAGCCGTTGGTCGCCGCCACGCGGCTGATGGCCTCCATGTGCGTGCGCGGCGTCTTGGGCGGCTCGTCCTCGTGAATCCAGTGGAGCGTGCGGGAGGCGAGAGCGGGCGCGCCCTGGCCGCTGGTCAGGATGTAGGTGATCGACCCATTGAGCCAGCGCACGGCCTTGAACTGACCGCGGAAGCCATAGCCGGGGATGAACTCCGTAGACGGGTGCAGCTCGGACTTGGGCAGCAGGTTCCACAGCTTGGTTTGAATCTCGATGCTCTGGCTGTGCGTGGTGCACACGATCGCGCCAAACACCGGCGGCGGCGGAACCGCGTAGAACGGGCAGTCGCCGCGGGCGTGGTAGATCCCGCGCGCCAGGCCAGCCGTCGTCTTGCCCAAAAACTGGTTCCCGGCACGCAACAGAAGGAACTTGCGCGGGTCCGACAGGAATGCGTGTTGCAGCGGCAGCCACGGCATGTGGCGCAGCGGGTCGCGCTCCAGTCGGCGCCGGTACGCCGCCAGTGCGCTCACCCGACCTCCCGCTCGCCGTCGTTGTCCACCACGACTGTCGGCGTGCTGGCCGCCTTCACGCGCTCGAGGATGGCGCTGCGCAGGTGATAGGGCATGGCCATCAGCTCGGCAGCCGCAGCCGCCTCGAGCTCGTCGTCGGTCAAGTCGGCGAACGGATCTACGCCGTCGCCCTTGAGCCGGTCCAGCTCGACCCCCAGCTTCGCGAGTTGGGCATGTGCCTGCACCGCAGGACCATAGCTCTCGCCGGCCCGCGCTTCGGCTGCGATGCTCCGGAGCTGCTCGGCCTGCCACTGCACGCGCTGCAAGGGCGTCATGCCTGCAACCTTGTCGGGCGTCACCTCGCGCGTGCGCGCCGGTGCGGGCGTCGGCGCGCGCGAGGCGTCCCGGGCCCGAGCGGGCTTCGTCGTCTTGCCGCGCTTGGCCTTCCACAGGCGCCGCCAGTCGCGCACGGTCCGCTCTGGCACGTCCGGCCAGCGCTTCTGCACGTCGCTGGTCAGTGCCCGCTCGTCGAACATAGCCCAGGCGAGCTCGCGGCGCGGGTCGGGTTGGGGCATCAGTGGGTGACCGGTGGGCTAAACGAGGCGATCGGCTCGAAGCCGATGCCGGCGGGGTCCGGCAGCTTGAGCATGTTGCGCAGCACCGTCTGCCACTCGTCGAACGACAGGCCTCTGTGTGACCCCGTCAGCTCGGGGAGGAACGGTATGCGCCAGTACCGCGCCCACGCTTCCTCATCCGACACGACCAGCGGCGGCACGCGCACGACCGCATCGCCGAGCGGGTGGTTGCGGATCTCCAGGTGCTCGGTCACGGCTCGCCCCGCAGGCCCAGCTCGTCGGCCAGGGTGAGCACGCCTTCGGCCTTCTCGAGGGCCGACCGGAAGGTCCAGTCCACCAGAACGCCCACCGCCAGCATCACCGCCGCATACAAGCCGAACGGCAGCACGGCGATGCGCGCTGCCCAGTCCGGCGGCACACCCGCGGCCCATAGTGCCCCGTACGGAACGAGCCACATGCACACGGTAGTCCCGGCAGCCACCACCCAGCGCGAAACGAGGCGGCGATGCCTGTCCGCGTGCAGGCCGTCGGCCAGCCGTTCGAGCCCGGCGACCACCTTGCGTACCTCGGCGAGCAGGTCGGCGGCTTGGCGGTCGTTCATGGGTCCTCCCTGGACTCGCTCAGTGTAGCGCGTGCGGCGGCGACGCGCGCAAGAGGCGGCACTGTTGCCGGAACGGAACGGTCCACACAAAAACGCGACAACAAGGAGG